ACGATTGGTTCGATCTTGGTCTGATCACTGAGAACGAACTGAACATGACCATCGCTGTTGCGACTGTGGCAAAGGATGCATTCCTGAGCGCCTACATCGAAGCACGAAAGAATCGTTCTGCTGAACAGCGTCGTGAAGAGATGTTCGAGATGCGTGCAGCGTTTGGTCCAGGTGAGCGTGTTGTTGATGCGCTGACTGGTGAAACTTTTGATCTGTAAGGAGAGAGATCATGAGCGTAACAGAAATGACCGTGCTATTTTGGATCATGATTTTTATGATCGTTGCGATGGGTGTAATGGCTTTTCTAATCTGGAAAGACTAAACAAGGAGAGAGAGATGATTCGTTTTGTTACTGGTTTGTTGGTTGTAATGGGTGCCATGGGTGGCATGGAAGTCGATGGCTCCAGCGTGTTCGTTGGTACGGCAATTGCCGCTCTTGGTTTGCTGATGATGGCTTGGCCAATCGTAGATGGTACGGTGCAACGCAATGACTGATACCAAGTTGCTGAGTATCACCAAGTGGACTGCTACCAATCTATTGGTTATATCAGTTGCGCTGAACGGTCTTGGAATTTATCCATGGGGTCCGATTCTCGCAATCTTAGGTGGCGTCCTCTGGTTGATTGCTGCATGGTATATGAATGACATGCCGCTAATCATGACGAATCTACTCATGACTTCAGTTGGTATCTTTGCTGTTGGTTATAATTATTGGAGTGCATAATGAAAGTTGAAACCGCAGAGTTGATTTTTATAGTGATTCCGACTATACTTGGATCGTTGTATATTCTTTACAGACTTTTTGAATACATTATAGGAGCATAAGATGGCAAAGGCAGTAGGTGGTATTGGTTCGTTGACAGGTCATGTTCGTAATCATAAGAAGACCAGCATTGGTCGTGGTAATGTCAAGTTCTCGTCGATGAACAAGGGCAAGAAGGCATCCTTCAAACGGTATCGTGGACAAGGCTGATGGACGATTACTCAGATATTGATGCGCAGCATAAATGCATCGTCCTCAAAGAGGAAGTGATGCAACTGCGCAAAGAGAATGAGCAGTTGCGCCGACAGTTGGAAGATGTTCGCATCCATGTTGCTACAGTTGAGCGACTATGGCGTGATATGAAAAAGATTATGGAGATTAAGTAGTGGCAATTGAAAGAGACGGCGACGGATATTTGACTGACATGAATGCATGGACTGAAGAAGTCATGTATGAGATGGCAAAGCAAGATGATTTCCAGCTGACCGAATCTATGGTTGAGCAGATTATGAAGGCAAGAGAGTATTATGATGAGAATGCAACCGTGCCGCCGATTCGTAAGTTTGCGAAGTATGCAGGAATGGATCAAAAGGAAATGTTCAAAGAGTGGATGACTGGTCCGATGAAACCAATTACCAAGTATGGTGGTTTGCCGAAACCGACTGGCTGCGTGTAGTGCATCTTTATCTCCATAAAGCAGCGAAGAAGTTGGGTATTCATCCTCGACTTCTAAAGGCAGATGTTAAGATGGGTAAACTGCATCTCAATGACGACGGATGCGTGGACTGCGAAGAACTCAAAGTCCTGTATCCTGATCATTGGGAACAAGCATACAAGTCCAATTTGGACTACTATGAGGGGATCAAAAAGACTTCTTCTCAGTTTAGTGGTGGTGAGATTGACTTTGAGAGCAAAAGGTTATATCATGTCATTCGTACTCTTGAGGCAGAAAACTATGCACTCAAGAAGCGTGTTGAAGATCTAGAAAGGAAACTATATAATGAAGTACACTAAGAATGAACTTGTGCATTGGCTGCACACTGGAACTCCAACTGTTACCTTCACGAAGGTCAACGGAGAGAAGCGAGTGATGAAGTGCACGCTGCGTGAAGACCTTGTTCCTTTTGTTGAAACAACAACGAGCAAAGGAACCACACGCAAAGTAAGTGATGGCGTGATTGCTGCTTGGGATGTTAACAAGCAAGCATGGCGTTCATTTCGTATTGATTCAGTTGAAAGCGTAGAGTATGTCTAATGAGTTTAAGCGTTATTGATGATTCTGAAACTGTAGCACTTGGTCCATCCAAAGACGGCACCTACAACGGTGCTATGGGTGGAACCGAGTTGATGAACAAAGCACTGTATGAGCGAGTTGACAATGACTTGCTTGATGAGTTCTACATCATTAAGTCTCGTGTGCGTTGGACCGATCGTAAGAAAAAGAATCTGTTATGGTTGCACGATACATGGGACGATCCTGAGTCTCAGCATCTCCGTGAAGCAGAATCTCGCAATCGCTTCAAGAAGTTGGTATTTGTTTCCAACTATCAGTTGCAGACCTATAACATGGGACTGGGTGTTCCATACAGTCAGTCTGTTGTACTCAAGAATGCAATCGATCCGATTCCTCAGCATGAAAAGAGTAAGGATCAAATCAAACTGATCTATCACACCACACCTCATCGTGGTTTGAACATTCTGGTTGCTGCAGTTAAAGAACTAGCAAAGACCTTTGGGGATAAGATCCACCTTGATGTGTATTCGTCCTTCGAAGCGTATGGTTGGAAGGAACGAGATAAGCCATTTGAGCAATTGTTTCAAGAGATCAAAGATCATCCTCAGATGACTTATCATGGATATCAACCAAACGATGTTGTGCGCAAAGCACTTCAGGAAGCGCACATCTTTGGTTATCCAAATATTTGGCCAGAAACATCTTGCATTGCAGCCATTGAAGCAATGAGTGCTGGTTGTGAGGTGGTCTGTCCGAACTTTGCTGCGTTACCTGAAACAACTGGCAGTTTTGCTCGGATGTACAACTTCCACGAGGATGTAAATGAGCATGCAAATATTTTTGTCAATCAGTTATACCATTCAATCAATCAGCGTCTCTCTGACTATATGGTAGCGAAACTTGACTTCCAGAAAAACTGGGTGGACAATTTCTATTCTTGGGATCTCCGTGCTGCGGAGTGGACGGCATTCTTACAGAGTCTGAGGAACAAGTAATGGTTAAAAAGCGCAAGCGCAAGATGACGCCAGAGCAAAAACAAGCAGCAGCAGAGCGTCTTGCCGCTGCTCGTGCCGCTCGTCAGGCTGCGAATCCGCCTGAGTACAAGAACATTCATGATAGCGTACTCAAAAGAGAGCCAGAGGATCCTCTCTCGCTCCAGAGTGTGCGTTCGTGGATCAAGAATACCAAAGAGCGTATCTCCGCAGAAAAGCAAAATCTCCGCCTTGGAGACAAGGGAGCAACTGCTCGTATCGCTTCACTCGAGGGTTATGTGCGTAATCTTCAGGCATACCTTCTGCATGGCGACTACATAGATATGTACTGGGGTGAGAATGGTGAATACCGCACCAAGAGTGTTTGTATCGCTCCATCCTACAAGAAGGGATATGTCCAGCGCACCGTTGGTGTTTGGTATCGTGACATCGGAATGGTTTGGACCGAGGATTTGGACAAAGCAGAAAGGGCACTTCGTGGCTGAAATCGTAGACTTTAATAAAGCCAAGCAGCAAAAGCAAGATGAGCAAGACTTCCTTGCCATGGAAGAATGCGACGAATTGACACAAGAAATTGCCGATGAAATGAATGAGGTTCTTGCTGCGTATGGATTTGAAGTTCGTGACGAAGAATTTGCCGAAAACTTTTTTCTTGTAATGGAAGCAGTTCGATCTTTATTGTACAGTGAAAATGGTATTCACCATCCATTCCAAACTATGATCGAAAACATGATTGATGTGTCAGTCAACAATGAAACAAATACTTACCATGTCTATTGGAAAGAAAGACCCACGGATGAAGGGTTCATTCAGGGAATAGTTGACATTGGAGAAGAATTCGACTAGAATATAGTTTCAACTATATTGAGATTATACAATGATTATCTTAGACTTGAATCAGGTCATGATTTCCAACATGATGATGCAGTTGGCACATGAACCTGATGTAAATGAGGATCTGGTTCGCCATATGGTTCTCAACTCTATTCGGATGTACAAGACCAAGTTCTCTAAAGACTATGGCGATTTAATCGTTGCCTGTGATGATAAGAACTATTGGCGCAAGGACATCTTTCCCTACTATAAAGCACACCGCAAAGAAGATCGCAAACAGTCATGTCATGACTGGAACAAAATCTTCGAAGTGCTTAACAAGATTCGTGATGAACTCAAAGAGTTTTTCCCATACAAGGTTATCCAAGTCAGTCGTGCAGAAGCAGATGACATCATTGGTGTGCTTGTGCGAGAAAAAGGCACTTATCTAAATAATGAAGATACAGAGCGTGTTCTGATTCTCTCTGGCGATAAAGACTTTGGTCAGCTGCAGAAGTATGCAAATGTGGATCAATTCAGTCCTGTGCTGAAGAAATGGATTCGCATTACAGATCCTCGTCGGTTTCTTCGTGAGCACATCATGAAGGGTGATCGTGGTGATGGCATTCCAAACTTTCTTTCTGGTGATAGCACAATCATCAACAAGCAACGCCAGAAGCCACTTGCTTCCAAGAAGCTAGAAGGCTGGGTTGATCTTGAACCAGAACAGTTTTGTGATGAAGAAATGCTGCGCAATTATAAGCGAAACGAAGCACTGGTTGACTTGGAACAAGTTCCAGATACTATTGCTGATGAGATTATAGAACAATACAACAACTATCAGGTGCCAAAGCGAGGCGGTTTGTTGAATTATTTTATTAAAAACAAATTGAAGAACTTAATGGATTCGATCGGAGATTTTTGATGACACCTAAAACATTTGATGAGATTTTTGAAGAGGTTGGCAAAGCCACCAAGAAGGCAGACAAGATTGCTATTCTACACAAGAACAGCAGTCCAGCGATGAAGGCAATTCTTGGTTACGCCTATGATCCGAATGTGAAGTGGTTGCTGCCAGAAGGTGCGCCACCATTCAAACCTGCTGCAAATGGTTCTGATTATGAGACTCGCCTCTCCTACGAAATCAAGAAGCTGTATCTATTTGTCGATGGACCAACGGATGCACAAAAGAATCTCAAGCAAAGACGCCGTGAAGAACTCTTCATTCAAATGCTTGAGAACATTGATCCAAGAGATACAAAAGTATTGATTGGAATGAAGGATCGGAAACTTCCATACAAGGGGCTGACTCGTGCTCTGGTGGCGGAAGCGTTTCCGAAGTTGGCTACAAACTGGTGAAAGGAAGATAGGAGTCTGTTGTGGGTAAAACTACAAAGCGATTCAAAGAGTATTTGGAAGAGAGTGGTGGGATTCGTAAGAAGAGATTGAAGGACGAATCCCGTCATAACTTTAAAGAACATTTGAAAGATGTGATTGAACACGAAGATTGGGACGAACTAGAAGATGAACTCTACGAAGAATCACATAGCAATTATAATCGGTAATGGAAAGTCAAGAGAAGAAATCAATCTTGAATCATTGGTGGGTCAAGGTGCTATTTTTGGTTGCAATGCTCTCTATCGGGACTTCGATGGATATGATTACCTGGTTGCGATAGATGAACGAATGATCAATGAGATCACGGTGACAGAAAAGCGCATCACAGGGCAAACAATCTTTCCGCCAGAGCAAGAACGATACGAAGAGACCACTGGTCGGCGCAACAACGCAGGCATGGTTGCTATGCGTGAGGCAATCAAACAAGGGCACACCATGCTCTATTGCCTCGGATTCGATTTTATTCTCGAGGGTCAAGATTCTATTTCAAATGTGTATAAAGATTCTAAGAATTATGAACCCCACACTCAATCAAATATTGAGGACAATTATAATCGAATTAAATATTTGGAATGGTTTTCGGATCAATATCCTGAAGTTAAATTCGTATTTGTAATTCCCGATAATATTAAAACAAAACCAATTGATTCTCCGAATATTATTGGCTTGACTATTTCTAAGTTTCTAGAGAAGATAAATAATTAAATCACCCACAATGGAGATTATTATGCCAATTGAATGGGGTATTATCTTTCTAGGAACTATTGCTGCATCAGCATATTTTTCCTACAAATCAGGATACAGAGAGGGAGCTGCAGACGGAGTGGATACTCTCCTGCAATCCCTGGAAGAACAAGGGATTATCGAAGTTGAGAGAGTGGAAGAAGAATCCTAATAAAATCAACAACTTACGATCCATAAAGGATCGCTTATGGGTCAAGCTCGATCCATAAAAAAATACAATCAAAAAAGTCAAAAAAACGCTTGTCATCTGGGCTCAGATGCGACATAATTCTCCTGTTGATTGAGAGAACGACAGGAGTTTATTATGAACAAAATTGACTTTATTTCCGCTCGTGACGGCAAGCTCGTCATGTTTTCTGGTGATCGTGAGATCATCGCCTCCAACGATCCTATGATCCTCGTCGGTGCAGTAATCGCCTCTGGCGGATTGGATACCATGGTTCGTGGTTCGTCCTCCTGCTGGGAAGCGACCGACTATGGCTGGGCATCCCAGCGTGACTTCGATCTCGTCTGGGATAAGGTCTGCGATCTCGTTTAATGGGGTCATAAAAAACTTTCATGACGAAAGTTGTTGACATCCTCGGCGAGTGCGATATAATACTCGTGTTGATTGAGAGAGAAAAAGGAGAATAAAATGAGTATGACTTACACTGATTGGCGTGACTACGCTGTTGAAATGGTCGAAGGTGGAATGATTGATTCCGAAGCAATGCTGACTGCTGCTCTGAAGTATATGAGCATGGACGATGTTAAGGATATGCTGACGATCAATGAATTCATGCCTGAAGATGGCGATTTCGATGACTACAACTATGTCGGTTCTCCGATGCATTACTAAGGAGAGAGAAATGGAATTCACAATTGAATTTGAAGGAAAGGTTTGGAATTGCCGTCACGGTGGTCCATTTGATCGTGGTTCTGCGGATTCCTACTATTGTCGTCCAGAAGATCCGCATTACTTTGTCGGCAAAACAGGCGATGGTCTTGTGACTGCGGATGAAATGACATCGATGGAAATGTTTGAATACAACGCTGGATATCGCTACAACGAAATCTATGGTGACAAGAAAGATTATGGGAGAGGTTGATATGATTAGTGCATATGCAGAAAACCTTTTGAAGGTTGTTATTGACGATGTTGATCGGTTTCTTCGTGACGATTCAATTATTGACACTCGTGAATATTTTGAATCGGTGTACGAAGCACTGGTAGAACTTGAAGATGAATTACAAGGGAGAGTATAATGGAAATGACAACAATGCAAACTATTTCTTTGGCAGCGATGCTTGGATGGTGTTTTATGATGGGATTCTTTTTTGGTAATGCGTGGGAGTCTGGTCGTAAGGAGCGTGAAGCAAAGAAAGAAGCAATCCGTCGGTTGACCAAAGAAATTATGCAGGAGAATGTTCGATGAACGAAGTGTGGCATGATTCCTATGCAATGCACGGTGAATGTGGCGAAATGGACTTTGATCCTTCTTTCGCACAAATGCCGATGCTAGAGCAGTTGGGACGAATTATTGATTCGGCAGAAGTTGAAGATGTGGTTCCAGAGCATAAGTACAATCCTGTCAAATCGGTTGTGACCGATGACGGACATGAGATTGCGATTCATGCGAAGGAGGCAAAGATTATTCGCAACTTCGTCCTGGATATTCCAGCGCAGCGTCGACTCGAAGCACTGAAGATGATTCAAACAACTGAGGGATTGACAAAAGTATTGGATAGCGTTAGAATATGATAAGAATGAATGAGAAAGTAATTTTGACTGACGCTGATGGCGTCCTGCTGGATTGGATCTATGCCTTTGACCAGTGGATGCTGCGGCATGAGTACAAGATTATCGATCCGAATGCGTATAGAGTCGCAGATCGGTATGGTGAGAAGAATGGTTATCGTATGGCGAAGATGTTCAACGAGTCTGCTTGGATTCGTAAGCTGCCTCCGCATAAGGATGCCATCAAGTATGTGAAGAAGTTGCACGAAGAACATGGTTATGTATTCCATGTGATTACTTCGCTGAGTGATGACGAATACAGTCAGCATCTCCGCACCAAGAATCTTCGTGA